TAAGTCTGTGTTAGGCGTTATGACTGACACAAAATCAGACATGTTTAACTCCTATTGTTTGCGTTCAGACAGACTATAAATTTTATCTATCCAAACAGGTTGTCTAACTCACTGTCTGTACCCAATAAAGCATTAAAGACGGAATCGTCTGCAGACTTTTCTTGTGTACGACTGTTTGCTCCGCTGACTGTAGATGGCATGCTTCTAACATTTTTCATTTGGTTTAACATATCTTTTTTAGTTGCTTCTGCTACGTTACCAGCTACTTTCTGTTTATTTTTTAAATAGTTGATATCATCAAGAGTAAGCGTATGCGATTTTGCCCAACTGACTAAATCAGAGTATTCTTCATCAGACATGCCAGATTCTTTACGGAATTTAGCTTCATCTTGTTTTCTCTTTGCTTCAGCCATTTGTTTAGACGCATTTGCTTTTTCTTGTTGTAGCATGCTACCCACTCTTTGTTGGACAATTCTATCTACATGAGCATTCATAACTTTTGCACTATCTGAATTGGGATCAGACATTGCATCTTGCTCATTGTAAATAAAATCCTCATCCAAACCTAGAGAAGACTGTATACTCTTCGATGGTTTCCCACCTGTAACCAAATAATCTCGGACATGCTCTACTAGCCCGCTATCATTTTTCATTGCCTCAAGAACAGGAACAAAAGCTTCAACGCTTTTATACTGTTCAGCGAGCTTAACGGCTTCACGACTGCTATCAGCATATCGTTTTTTATAAGGGTTGCCGTCATCATCCCAGTCCACTGCTTTGGAGCCAACATTATTTTCAGTGCGAGTTACCTGTTTGGGGTCGCTTGTTTCTTGTTGGGTTGCCTCAGTGTTGTCTTGTATTCCCCCGTTCACCTCTTGATCGAGGGCTTCAAAGAAGGATTCTTCAGAAGAGCCAAATACATGTTGTTCCGCTTGCTGATGAGCTGCGTCTTCAACTTCTGTAGTTGGGTTACTTGCTGATTCATTCATATTTAACCTCTTTTTAGTTATACTATTGAATTATTTTACGAATTATTATTATTACCCTGCAACTGGTTTCGAGCTTTTTGTATTTCCATTTGCATTTCTTTTTTCTTTAGATCTACTTCATTGCCCATTATATTTTGTAGGTTCTTCTGTTCTGCTTCAGTTTGTCTATAAGCATCTTTAGTCTCACCTTTAATTTCTTCTTTTTGTTTAGTTATTTCCATTTCAGCTTGCATAACCTTACCTTTAATACCAGCTTGAACAAGTTGTCTTTCAAGAGTTTCAATAGTTCCTTCTCTGTCTTTCATAGCTTCTTGTAATTGCTGAAGCTGTCCTTGTAATTGAGAATAAACACTCTTTCTTTTAGCAATAAGATCTTTTCGTTTTATATCTGTTTCAGCTAATACAGCTAAATCATCCACAACTCCAAGTTGTAATAATTCTTTTAGTTCTGCTAAATATGCCCATCTATTGACAGGTAAAGTAGACCCTGAGACAACACGAACATCAAATTTAGCAGCAGAGAAATCCATAGATTTACCAATTGCTTCTCCCATATCATTAAACATTGGAATATTTATTTCTACTTCTCTATCTTCTTGTAAAGCAGAAGGCTGAACAATCCTAAATCGTTTATTTGCAGTATATACAGCTTGTGAATACTGCATAACAACTTCACCTAATTGTTTTAATGCTGGTTCTATAGAATTTTTCATCCATTGTTTTACTCGCCTTGTACCGTATTCATCTAATGCTAACATACCACGAAATGTTTCATGTTGCTGTTGCGTATCACCTTGCATAGAAGAATAAATACCAGCCAAGTATTCCATATCTGCTTTTCCTTGTTGAATTACTTGGAAAAATGCACTGGATAAAGGAGCTGGCATAACAGGAGTAGGTCTTTCTGTCCCTGGCCTTACTGGTAATAACGCACCTGGGGCAGAAGAATATTTTTCCCACATTTCTGCATCAATACTTCCTTCTTCAAACATCCATCGTAAACTACTTCCTAATGATGCATTATGAACCATTATTTGATGCGATTTATTTATTTCTTTTTGTTTTCCAATTAAAGGACTTACAGCAGAAATAGGATAGGGAGTTCCTGTCCATTTATAATGAAATGGAATTATTGGATATTCAGTAACATTTTCTGGTAAAATATATTCGTATAATAAAGTATCACCAGCTAAGCAACATTGTTTTATTCTTGTTCCATAAAATTTCACAGCGTCTACGAGGTTTACAGCAAAAGTTTTATCTTTTAAAAGAACTTTATATTCTTTTTCAGAAATAATTTTATTTTCTATTTTAGATTGAGCTGATTGAAGTTCACTCATATATTGCTGTTCAGCAGTTTGTAGCTGTTGAGCCATCATTTCTTGAGCTTTTTCCATTTCAAGTTCATAACGTTCAGGAATCATTTTACCTTCGGCTACCGCTTGTTCCATTTGTCGTTGTTGCTCAAGCAACTCTACTTCCATTTCTGACTGCATTTCTTTCATTCGTACTTGTACTTGCTGTTGTATAGCTTGTATTTCTTCAGGTGAAGGAGGAATACGATAAAATATATTCATATATGCAATTTTAATTTTTTCATATACTTCAAAAAACTCTATTAAAGGCTCTTGTTCTCCTTCAGCAGTTATACCAATATCATCCATTGAGTCATCATCGTAAAGAAAAGTTTTTTGATCTCCTGTTCCCATAGGTCGTCTTGTATAAGAAAAATTAGTTTGCTCGTCACTACTTGCTTTTTCTATTTTTCGTTTATGGTCAGGAAATAATTTTATTAAATGACTTTTGGGAAGGACTTTTCTTATCATAATATAAGAAGCATCCCTAAACATAATGTCTCTAGATTTTTGATCAACATAGATATCAAACGGTTCTGGCTGACTTATCTTAACTTCACCCATTCCATTATCAGCGTCTTTATCAACTTCTACCATTAAATAGCCTAAGCTTTTTGTAATAGCATCATTTACAGCGTTTGAATACAATGTATCTCCATCAGACTTTCCCCAAATATAATCTGCTATATCACTAAATACTGCAGCTACGGCAGAATCACTACCTTCTACTCCAATAGCCTGCCACCTTGGATTGTTAGCGGTTGCATAGTAATTTAACATTTCTACCACAGGCAATATCCTGTTAATGGTAAATGTGGGCATACCTTGTTCACGAAGAGAAGCCAGTTCTGTTTCTTTTAATTGTTCATCATGTGCAAAATCATATCCTTCTTGATTGACATTTTGCCATTGTTCTCTTATAAAATTATTACTGTAATGAAACAGTTGCCGAACCATATCAGCTTTTTTCTTTTTTGCCATTATTTATATCCTCTATATGTAGCTTTTCCTCTTACTACGGGTTTATTTACTTCCAATAAGGGAGCTCCTAATCTTCTAGCTAAATTTGTAGGTGTGATTATAGGTTCATGTGGATCCAGTGATATATTCCAGATATCTTCAAAATTACCTGCTTCGTCAAAATAAATATCTCCCAATAAAGGTTCTTCTCCTTTATACATTGGCTTATAACCACGATCTGGATTTCGATCTTTTCTCTGATGCCTTGCTCTTGAATAAGCAAGATCCCACATTCCCTGTAAAGCTCTTCCAGCTTCTGTGTTTGTATTTACTTCAAAAACATTTGGTTCTACTTCCATTAATGGACTTTCTTTAGGATCATATGCAGATTCCGAAACACTTTCCCAAGCTTTATCAACATACGTTTGCCATAATGTAGGATTTTTTAATTCATCTTCCTGAAATTGTTCAGGAATAGCTCTCATTTTATTTTGATAAGTGTGCTTTGGTGAAATACCGAGGAGCCTTGCTGTTAATTCAGATTCACCTGGTACATAAGTTCTTGAATATCCTGGAAGATTTACATTTTCATATATCCATTCTGCAGCTTCAGGGTACTTTGCTTTTTTTACTGGTTCAGCCATTATGCGATTACCCAATCTCGTACTTTTGGTTTTCGTTTATACCAATCCCCATCTTTATTTTGCTTAGAGTTCATAGGTGGATGTGCATATTTACACGCATATGCTAATGCATCAATAGTATCATCATGTGCCATACGAGGGCCAAAGGTTATTATTTCTCTATGTAGATCGTACATTTCTTTTTTTAGATGTATTTGTCCTACTGCAAATCTTTGTGCCAATACTTCCTGTATTCTATCACGTTTACTCATTCTATTCCCAGGTAATTCAGGTTTCCATCCGATACTAAAATCATTTCTTCTACGCATCTCTGACTGTAATGCCTGGAATATTGGCTTACTCATACTAGTATCTTCTACTGTAAACAGCGAAGGATGAAAAGAATGAGCATAATCAAACATATAATCTACAATACCTTTTCTATCTTCTCCTAGAATAGACACCACAGGAATAGATCTTTTTCTAATATAATCTAAAACATAGATATTATTTTCTGGAGTAACAGCCACTACAAGCAGTACAGAGAAATCACTATCTCTTCTTGCACTATCGGTGGCAGGGTCAACCCCACAGAACACGTTGCAGGGTTGAGTGTCCTGCCCATTAGGCGTAATGAAGGATAGCCCTGTTTCCTCATCATGGGTAAAGCTCCCATCCCAATGCTTAATATGATCTCTAGTAAAGATAGCGTCATCGGCACTC